TCAACTCGCCGATTTAACGATAAAAGTCACTACACCAAAAACGTCCAGGGTGTCTTCATTGCCAACGATAATCGGGCTGTAAGCGCTGTTCATTGGGTTAAGCTGGACAGTCGGCCGAAGCTGCAGGCGTTTTACTGTAAACTCCCCTTCCACTGCGGCGATCACGATATCTCCATGATCTGCTGTAATGGAACTGTCAACCACCAGCAGATCACCATCACCAATTCCCGCATCGATCATAGAGTCCCCGGCAGCCTTCAGGAAGTAGGTTGAACTCGGGTGTTGGATCATTAATTCATTGAGATCGATACGCTGCTCGACATAATCCGCTGCCGGGCTGGGAAACCCACATTGCACTAAGTCGCTGAAAAGCGGGATGGCAATGACTTCACGTAACTCTGCTGGTCTGTACAACTTCATAATGCACGCCTCGACACTGTTTTTATATACAGTAGTTGAATGGGGAATTCTGATCAAGGTGCACTGTGAAGCCTACTGATTAATGCTTAAGCTGTTTGCTCGTAACCTTCTCATGCATCGACAAATATGCTTTTGTAAATTTTTCGGCCCGCCTATTGTTCGTAGCCATTCGGCTTTCCTGCCGGGAATTTTTTATACAATGTGCAGACTGCTACGTCGTAAATTAATGCGACTTGCTTGCGGTTGATGCCGTTCGCAACGAGTCGTCCAGCTTGTGCCCATTGCTCCGGGGAAAGTTTCGGACGCCTGCCGCCTATCCGACCATTTTCGCGCGCTGCTGCTAATCCTGCCCGGGTGCGTTCAACAATCAACTCTCTTTCCATTTCCGCCAGTGCTGACATGATGTGAAATATGAATCGGCCCATCGGGCTGGAAGTGTCGATGCTGTCAGTGAGGCTACGGAAATGAATTCCGCGCTGCCGCAATTCATCTACCAAAAGTACAAGATTCCGCATACTTCGGCCCAGTCGATCCAGCTTCCAGACCACCAGCGTATCGCCCTCGTTTAACGTCCGAAGCAGCTTTTTTATTACTGGGCGATTAGCCACCGTCCCGCTCATTTTTTCTTCGAATATCTGGTCGCATCCTGCTCGTTCAAGTGCCTGTCGCTGCAGATCGGTATTTTGGTCATTAGTTGACACCCTTACATAGCCAATTAGCATGTTTTTCAATCGCCTTTAATCATCGAAAAATGAGGATTGATTATCAGCTACACGACTAAAAATGATTATATAAAACGTCGGTTTAGGAGACAGTGCGACGAAGACCGTTGGAATCGCTGCAGGGAACGTCATGCAAGTTGGGGCTTTCGGTTTAGGCTCTCTTCAGCAGAATAAGCCAAATGATGCAAGTGCATCGTTTATCAGTGATGCCGATGGTAATACTGTCTGGGCTCCCGCAAATGGTTGTGGTTACCAAAGCTCTTACACTATGCAGCGAATTGCTCAAATGTGGGTAACGTCTAACGGTGCGGGTTACAGCCGTTTTTTAACAAATACTAATCCTCAGACGCCGAAAACAGATGTGCCTTGGACAGTTTTTCAGGCGGCGGGAACTTCTGACATCAACTTCAAAAAGGTGACAGGGGAACTTGATTTAAACGAGTCTCTATCCAACATAGAGACAATGGATTTCAAAACCTTCTATTACCTTGCTGATGAGGATAAAACGGTTCGCCGAGGAGTCATTGCTCAGGAGCTCGAAAAAGTAGATCCCCAGTATGTTCATTCATCTGAAGAATCAGGGAAAATGACACTCGACCTTAATCCATTGGTACTCGATGCGCTTGCTGCGATTAAAGCACTGGCAATCCGTGTTCGCGAGTTAGAAGCAAACGCTACTACGACGGAGGCAGAATCATTTTTTGGTTAAAGTTTGAATCGTCAGGCATCTCGACCCTTATGGAAACAAACTGATCCGGCGGTATATCGATCGGGTCACCGTCGCTTATACCTTGCAGTTCGTTTCTGGCGAATTTAGGTGCAGCTGGATATGTGCGATGGAAAGTTTTTACCAACACAGAGCCATCGGCATTTACCTCATAGTCTAACCAGATGAGAGGTTGCTTATTGCGGTCAGTAGGTATTTCAAAACCACCATCTATACCGCCCCACGCAGCGTCTGCATTCATCCCCATACAACCTTCGATTAGGTACAGACCAACTGCTAGACGCGAAGCAGTGCAGCCGTCCGATTCATCGTTTACCACGTAACTGCCATCATGGCTTATTTGAACAACTGGAGAGGCAGCTTTAAGTGTTCCGTCGCTGGTTCTAGTAGTGTTAGCTGTAGAATACAGTTCTGACCAGACCCCCCCTGATAATTGCCGTAGGTACGAATAAAACCACGGGCCTTCCCACCCGCAGTCATTGCCAGATCGGAACCGTATGATCCCTGGGGAATATGAAGTACTGTTACCCCCGTTGTGCCGGCTGGGTTGTAATCGGCTGCACCCTGTATTGAAAGTAAGGATGAAACCGAATTCCCAGTCGCATCCATGTACGGAGTATTTTGGACACCCAACCCGAAAGCCCCAACTTGCATGACGTTCCCTGCAGCGATTCCAACGGTCTTCGTCGCACTGTCTCCTAAACCGAGGTTTGTGCGAGCGTCTTCTTTGGTCGTTGCGCCAGTACCACCTTGGTTAATCGGGAGTGCCCCATTCGACCCTTTTTGCAGAAGTTTACCGATAGCGGGAATCGTTACGCTCACACCGTTAATCGTCACGGTCACGTTTTGATTCGCGGTCGTGCTGGCAAAACTCTCCCACGCACCAATATTCTCATCGTATTCGTTGATCAGTTGCGAAATGCTTTGTGCCAGTCCATCGACTGAAAGGCCATCTGTAACGAGGATGCCATATTTCTGACCGGTCAGCGCCGGTGACGCCGCGGGTGTAACAGTGAGTGATGTTGCGCTGTTAACGGTGATGATCTGAAACATCTGTACCGGGTTTGAGAGAACGAGAATAGTTTGCCCTGCTCGGATTTGACTAGCAGGCGCAGTCCAGTTTGTGCCGTTGCCGGTTGCATTATTTCCGTTAATTGCGATATTGCCAGTGTTATAAAGCATGAACTACCTCACGATAATAACGATCGTTAAAAGCGATCAATAAAGTAAAATTGATCGTTCATATCAATCTGACTAATTTTTAAACCCTAATAAAATGGAAATCCCCGCACTTACAGGAATGTTGAGATGAAGCTTTTATTTGCTGCAGTGCTTTTGCTGCTGGCTGGATGTACAGACAAACAGACAGATTACGCATTCCAGATGGATTATCCGGTTGATGCCGCTCGTTTATCCCTAGGTGGTGATATCCACGTAAATATCGACTGTGCCACCAGAAAAATGGAAGTTATTTCAGACAGCAGCAATGGACTATTTAGCCGCCATGTAAATAAACGACTGCCTAATATTTGCTATAAAAAAACGGATATGCTCGATATTGTTTATCGTTTTAATTCAGCAAAGGGCGTGAAGCAAAATATGATTGCAACTCATTACCCTCGCGTCCCTCCAGCATCAAATATCCACAAACTGAGCGATGGGGATTCTTAACCCACGCCCCTGAAACGTCTGGCTCCAGCTGCGCTGATTTTTTGAAATATATCTGCCCTGCAGCTGAGAGCCAGTCCATTTGAGCACCACACCTGAATAACCGACAACCGTACCATCATCGCTGAGGTTTCCCGGGCAGTTGTTTACCAGAATCCAGGGAGTGAAGCTGAGACTCACTGAAAAGGTATTGTTCTGCAGGTCATAGTTCGCTGGCACGTCAAAAAAACCAACGACTCTTGGCATCTTCGAGGCTGAAGCAGCGCTCCAGATAAGGTTGCCAGCACTATCAAACACATCGAGATAACCGCTCTGGATGCCAATATTGCGCGCAGTTCGTATCATGCTACCCGCATTATCTTCCAGCATATCAGCACCAGGAAAACCGTATTTGTTCGTGCCCAGTTGCAGCCACCTTAAACGGCCGTCATTCCAGAATGACTGCTGAGTAAAGCCGAGCGTACTGCCATCACCAAACGGGCTGTTAACGCGGTAGGTGCCTTTATCGGTGACGGCACCCAGCGCGCGCTGATCGTAAAACAGGGTCGATCTGTTTTGTGAATCCACCAGCAGTTTACCGGCGCTGTTGTAAACTTCGAATCCGCTCATTGAAAGTTATAAACCTCTACACTGAGAGTGATTGCGGGACTTCCACCCGCGGGGAGATAGTAGAGGCTAAAGCCGCCGTTATAAGCGCGGCAAAAATACTCGTTTACAGTCACGCCGGTTGAAACGATTGTGACAAACGTCCCGTCCTGCGTTGCGCCAGAAAAAGCGACATTTTTTGACGTTTCTCCTGCGGTAAGCGAAACCGATGCACTGCCCATGTAACGGATCGCGTAATCACTTAAATCAACTGCAACCCGCCCTGCACTATCCCAACATTGCAAACCCTGTGGCATTACCATAACCCCATTCTGACGCGCAGCACGTTGTTGCTGTCGTAGATGCGTAGGAGAGTGCTCGATATCAGCATCCTTCCGCCCCCGGCCACGCCGTTAATTTCGAACGTTCCACCCTTATCAAGCTTCCAGCCTGCAGAGCCTGCGACGTAGTTATTGGACTGGATATAGTTGCCGATTTTGGCATTAGAAATGGTCCCATCACCGATAACGGTATCCCTGATGATCGTTTGTCCATTCTGTATGACGAACGGAAGCGTCACCGTTCCCCCGGCCTGCGCCATCACTGCAAACCGATCGGCCAGGAACAGCACCTGAGACTGCATTCCTGAAGGCGTATTTTCGACGCCGATCCCCATTCCGGCGGCATACTGTCGACCGTTAGCGTCCACCGCTACCTTGATGTTGTACATCGCGCTGAGGTTACCGTTCACATCAGCAACCGCCTGCGACGTCTGGTTAATCGCCGCTGTCTGGCCGTTCACTGTCACCGTCAAAGAATTAATCTTTATGGCCGAGGCCTGGGTAAAGTTCGCTAAGGTTTCAGTGAGGTCCGTTGAGTTGGATACATTGCCACCTGCAGACGCATCGAGCGTGACCAGCGCACGGGATACCGCCTCACTGGTATCAGCAATGGTGGTGTCGATGCGGTCAATGCTGGCGCTATTCCCGGCGTTCGTCGCAGTCTGAGAGCGGCGGGTTGTCACCTGTGCCAGGCTATTCTGAATAACGGCAATGGAGGAGTTTTTGACTCCGCCTGTCATACCGTCCATCGATACAGATATCTCATCGATTTTCACAGCGGCCTGCGCCAGCCCGTCAGTATTCTCCTGAATGGCCAGAGCCTGCTTTGCAAGCTCGTCGGCGTTTTGTTTGATGTCGTCGGCCATGCCAGCAATTTTTTCGTTGCCGTCTACGGCGCTCTCGATCAGGCCCTTAAACGTGTCCGATTCTTTGATATCTTCCAGTATTACATCAGTGATGTCAGAAACATCGATACTGGCCTGCCCTCGCACCCAGTCTGTGTACCCTGATTCGTTTCCGGTTCTGTCCACCAGCTGCGCTCGGTACCAGAAAATCTGTCCCGCCTTGAGGCCCATCTGCTGATATTTGCGCTGCGGGTAAGGCACATCAGCCAGCAGCATCGCATCATCTTCGGCCCCGGTCAGGCTGTAATGGATTTCCGTCTTTAACGTATCGTCGGTGTTCGCCGGGAACCCCCAGTTCAGCTCGATTCCAAACACCACGTTTTCAGAAGCGATAAAGCCAACTGGCTTCGGTGGATTGCCTACTTTACCCGTCAGCGTTTTCTCTTCTGAATAGCTCCAGCCGGATGAAATTTCTGCGGCATTGATGGCGCGCACACGCACAAGATAGCGTCCGGCATAAATACCCGGCACGTCAAAAGACGTGGTGGAGCTGCGCGGCACATTCACCCAGTTCCCGTCGTTGCGGCGCCACTGCGCTTCATAGGCGATAGCATTCTGCGCCTGGTCCCAACTGACGCGCATTGTTTCAACGCTGATATTCTGCTGAACCATCGAGAAGGAGTTGATCACGATGTTTGCTGGCGGCGCCTGATTGCCGGGAGGAATAACACTTATCGGGCGCTGGTCGATGATCGCCCCTGTATCAATGCGGGCGTATTTATCTGGATCGTGATTAGCTCCGGCGATGGTGTATGTCCCATCATCATTATCCGTGACGCTTACAACTCTGTACTGTTGCGAGTAGAGTTCATCACTCTCTAACAACCAGACCGCCTCAGCGTTCGGAGTTTCGCTAAATGGCGTGGTAACAGTGACCGTTTTGCCTGAGATCGCATGGACAGTGCGTGACTGAGAAATGCCAGACGGCAGGTTAACGATTAGCCTGTCTCCTGTGGTACCACCGGGAACTCGATCAAGTGTGATAGCTCGCCCATTCACGCCGGAGATTCTGCCGCCGTGATCACGTCCGGAGAGATTCCTGTCGGCAACAGCAATGACATATCCAGGTTGTGGAATATTGCCATCCAGTCCGACATTAAATGTCACCACTCGGTCTTTGTTATTGGTGAGAATGCCCCAGCGCCCTTTTCGGTTCGCCTCAGATTGTCTGGTGCAACCAATGGCCGTCAGCTCGAGCTGATTGAAGCCATAGCGTGCCACCAGTGCCTGCTCAAAAACCGGCTCCATAGCATCAGCATAGGCATTATCAGGATCGGACCATGAGACCAGAGCGTTTGTGTAGCGGCTCTTGGTTGTGCTGCTGGAGTAGGTGAACTTACCGTCGACAACATTGGCGTGGGTGTAACTGAAATCGATATCCCGCGGCATGTCCGCGAGGCAGACAATCTGATCATCACCCCAATAGGTCATACCGCGGAATATTGCCGCGAAGTCTCGCAGCACTGTGTAGGCGTCGTTTCTGTCCTGAATATAAACGTTGCAGGTATATCGCGGCTCGGTACCACTGCCGCCCTTGCCGTCTGGCACCTGTTGATCGCAATACTGAGAAACCTGGTAAAGGGTCCACTTGTCGATATTGGCCACAGTGAGGCGATTGCCTAAGCCGAAGCGGTCAGTAACTACCAAATCGTAAAAAATCCACGCTGGATTATCCGTCCACGCCCACTTAAACGCACCCGTCCAGGTTCCGCTGTAAGTCCGAGTTTCGGGATCGTAGGTATCGGGAACACGGATTACGCGTCCGCGAGGTTCGCAGGAAATCTGAGGAATGGAGCCGTTGAACTGGCTTGAGTCGAACTCGATATAGAGCAGCGCCGTATTCGGGTACCGTAGTTTGGCGTCAATCACCTCGGTAAAGCTTTGCAGCGTCATTGCATCGCCGATTTTCGCGCTATTTGCGTCAGGGGTTATCTTACGCAAACGAATCGTCCAGGTGCTGCCCGCGTGCGGTAAATCGATACGATGGCTTCGTTCATAACCCGACGTCGTCTTCCCGGTCACGCTGGTATTAAGCACGGTCTGCCATGTGCCGCCGTCCGTCTGCAGGTCAATCGCATAGTTGACCGAATAACCGACCAGATCACCGTCATTCTCTTGCTTGAAAAGAGAGGGCCACTTCAGGCGCAGCCGAACGGCTGATAGCTGTGTGTTGGTGAAAGTGCGCGTCCAGGCAGTATCACTTGAGACCTCATTTCCCACACTGATTTCATTTTCGGTTCCGGGAATACCCTGGATGTATTTCTGAGCCTGCGTTCCCGGTCGGAACTCCCATGTTACGCCGCTGAAATTCTGCGAACCGTCTGCGTTCTCGAGCGCGGTACCATCCAGATAAATATCCTTTCCAGTCAGGTGGCCAGCGAACTCTCCCTCTCCAAGCGCGATGAGGATTTTCGCCTTTGCCACAGACTGCAGATCGTCCGGTTGTTCTGTCGGAGTTCGTGAGCTCGAGCTACCTCCCTTGCGGCCTTTTATCGGATTAACTTTTTCCATATCACGCCCATAAAAAAAGCCACCCGAAGGTGGCCTGAAATAATTAATTGGGGTTATTGCTGGTCTTCGACGTAAATTCCAGCGGAAACGATCGCACCGCCGATGCGACGTTTGCCGTAGAGCAGTGGGACCGGATTGCCTTGTGCAGTGGTGTTGGTCACACCGCCAAATGCGTAACTGGCCTGATTATCTGCTGACTGCTTACTGGCGAGGCCCGCCGTCTGCGGCGACATCATTTGTACAACGCCGCCGATCATCATTGCAGCACCGAACTTAGCTACGCCGTAACCTGCCGCTGATAGCGTGCCGCCAGAGAAGTAGCCAATCGCGACGCC